AAAAAGCAGAGAAAATGTACTCTGATTTAAATGAATTAGTCTTATCATTAAAAGATGGCAAACTATGCTTAACATATACTGATGTTTATGGCGAAGATTCACAAAGTTTTGAGGTAATTGGAAATAAAACAATTTCAGATAACAATTGGCATCATATAGTTGTTAACTTTAATAAGCCAGGTGTTAGAAGAACACATTCTAAAAAAGTTAATTCAAAACTTATTGAATTTTGGGTTGATGGACAGCTTGATAAAAAAACTGATGAATATAGCAAAAATGATATTTTTTATCCAACTTTTGAATGGCTTTTAGGAAATCCATCACTTACTTTTAATAAAAATTATTACGGTAAAGAAGCAGAGTTTACAAGTTATGATTATCCAAGAACCAGTGCAGATGATAATCCTACTGGAAGAGACTATGTTGGAACAAGTGAATTTAATTTACTTTTTTACAACATATTTAATCCAATTGGAGATAATTATTTATTTAAAGGCTCTATCCATCATTGCATTTTTGGTGTAAATACCGCATTATCAAAATTTGAAATTCAACAAAGATACAGACTTTATAACAATAATGACAAAGCAAGTATTGATCCTTTTTTGTGTTCTGCAGAATTAGTTTCTCCAGTTGTGTTAAGCAATAAAAAGAAAGCATTAAAACTTTTTTGGAATAACATTGAAGATTTAAAAAATAGAAATGGAATAGAATTAGATAATAATTTTATAACAGAGTCATATAGTGTTACCCATAAACTAATTAATTCATCAACAGAAACTAACAATATTGATTTAACAAATACAAAAGAATTAAAATTTTTGTCAGATGTTCGTGTAGCAATAACTAGCAATATTATGTTTTGGTCTCCTGGATCAATGCTAATTGACGACAGAATTGAACTATTGCCATCAGTAATATCAAATGGAAATGGTCAAACACAAGTAAACCTAAATGATTTTTCAAGATTAGATTCAATGACTTTGCCTAATGGGTCAAATCTTATTAGAAATGTTGAACAAAAATATACACAAGAACATACACAATCAGCATTTATAAATATTCCTTATAGCGGAGTTGATTTAAAATCAGGAGATAGAATTTTATTAACTGCACAATTTAATTCAAAAGACAATGGTGTATATGTTTATAATGGAAAAAATTCTCCATTAACAAGAGCAGAAGACGCTTCAACTTCAAATAATATAAATAATGCTGTTGTAAGAATAATTGATGGATATTACAAGGATACATCCTGGATGTTATCGGAAAATATTTCATCACTAAATAATTCTCAAAACTGGATACAACTTGAATATCATCCAACATCAGAAACAGTTGGGTCTCAACCAATATTTTTCTCAAGATGGTCTGACAATTATGGAGAAAAAAGATTTATTAATCTTGAAGAAGATTTAAATATTTCTAAATACGATTTAATTGTTTTTATGAATTATCCAGAAACAAATGAACAAATAAAAGAATCTTTTTCTGGATATGATGATTTTGAAATTAAGATAAAGTATGATAATTTTATTAAATCATTACAAAATGTTTGCGCTCAAGGTGCAAGTCTTTATGTTTCAAGCCCTAAACTTGCAGAAGACTTAAAAATCATTAAGAATCACCTTTTGATTAGTCAAGAATTAGAAAATATTGACGCTCAATCTGCTGCAATTAGTCCTTTTCAAGCATCAGAATCTGCTGACCAATACTTTGATACTCATAGAATTAATCAGTATGAGTTGGCAACAGAAGTTCTTGGATTAACAAATAAAGAGACATATATACTTACTGATTTTATTAATTATGTTCCAACAGATATTAATAATCAAGAAGAATATCATGCAAAGTATTCTTATAGACAATTTGGACTTCAAGAAGGCAATCAATTCTTTATTCCGTCTTTAAGTCTTCGCAAAATTTCTGAAAACGACAAATTGCCAGGATTTAAAGAAAATCGTAGAGGAACAAAAGAATTAGCTGTGATTAATCCATCATCAGTAAATGTAGGAACTGTAGTAACTAAATTACAAAATACATATTATCAAGGCAATGACATACTTAATAATCCTGCTGATGATTTTGCAACTACATTAATTGTGCATAATGGACAAATTTTAAATAATCAACCAATTACTGGAAAAATATTTATTAACTTTGTTGAAGATGCATACACAATGAGTCGTGAAGAATACAATAAAGCAATTATTCAAGTACTTCCAATTATAGATATTAACGAAACGACTGCAACTCGTGCTTGGCAGTACTCAACTACACGATTAAATAGGCTTCCACAAAGAACAAATATTCGTGAATTAACTCAATATGGACAAACAACACCAACAAATGGTGGAGGTGGGCCATTGATTCAAGCACCAACTAATTCTTCTAATGGTATTATTAGATCAGAAACAGATTATGGAAATATTGATAATCAGTCAGATCTATATCCTACTGAAGTAGAAGAGATATATGCAACACAAGAGATTCCAGTGCTTAGCATGACTTATCTAGGTCTGCAATGGCTGGCGGAATAGGAAGGGAGAAAAAATGTTTACAACTATAACAGAAGTAAAAACAATAACAGGAAAGATAGTCAAATCTGACCTTGTACAAAGAGCACAGTATGCAATTGAAGCTTACATTGGTAGATTTGAGGTTGATATTGTAGATACAGTTGACCTTGAAATACTAAAAAGAGCAACAGCATATCAAACAGCTTACATGCTTAACAATGAAGACATTGTGTTTGAGCAAATGGCGGTATCCACAACTGGTCAAAATGATGCTTATACAACATTTAAACAAGGCGATACTACATCTCCTTTCATAGGACCTATGGCCGTCATGATGTGCAACAAGCTTAGTTTTATGAAGTCAAGATCAATTAAAACAGGAAAGATTGCTTCACAAGTGCCTTACATGGACTGGATTCAAATCTGATGAAACCATTAGCATACACAAGACATAAATATTCTGGTGAGTTCTATAAGTTTGTAAGAGAAACAGTTGGTGATACTTCAACATTAAATTATTATTTTGTTGGAAATGTGCCGTTGACTGCGGGTATTGACAAAACAGGAAGAATGACAATAAACATAGAACAACCTATTGCTGTTGGTTCTTTAATTGCTAACATAAAAGACTCAAATGGTAATCTTATTCTTGATGATACTGTTTGGCAGATTAGCAATCTTGAACCTGTATTAAATGCATTTAGTTCTATTGAAAGCTATAGATTAAGGGCTGTTAAATATCAAGGAACAATCTAATGGGATTGTTTGACATATTAAACATATTGCAAGACATTGCCAATGTTGATGAAATAATTCAAGAAGGCCTTGATGAGGCTTTGGGAACAATGGAAAGCATGATTGGAAATGAAGGCCAGGGAACAATCTATGAAAGCTATGTTGCTCCTGAGTTTGAATCTGCAGCTTCTGCATCCCCTCAAGAAGGCTGGCCAGGCATAGATATTGGTGAATACATGGATTTTATGGGTGAAATTGTTGAAGCTGGAAATCAGATAATGGAAGCAACTTACGCTTACGCAGTTGATGTATTAATGCAACTTGAAGAATATGACGAAGGCGAAATTGACGAAGAAACTGGCGAATTTTTAGGTTGACATAGTTGTAATTATATGCTATACTTAGTATATAGAAAGAGGTGATTTATGGATTTAAAAGTTATGGTGGCTATCAGAGATGATAGAACACTACCTACAGGGTATCACAAAGCAGTCCTTTATGCAATAGCAAGTAGAGGAAATCAGGCATATCCTAATCAAAAACAGCTTATGGAAGATTCTGGGATTGGAAGCAGAAACACATTAGTTAAGATAGTTAAAGATCTACAAACTTTTGGTTGGCTTACAGTTATCAAGAAAAAACACGGTAGCAATCAATACAAGAATAGTCGTTACAGTATCCATGTACCAGATATGACTATTCCATGTATTACATCTGACGAAACAATAGTCAAATCTGATACACTAAAGATAAAGAAAGATAAACAAAAGATAAACATATCAATAAAAAGTAAAGAATCAAGAGAAGGTTGGAATCATTCATCACTCTCTGATTGGATATCTTGACCGCCTTGCGGTCATATTATATAAGGAGATACAGATGAGTAGAGAAGATAAGATTCAAATAGTTAATTGGTGTCAAGAATGTAAAATAACAACCTTGACAATCAACAAAGAAGAATACTGTGCAAATTGCCAGGGACTAATTAAAGAAATAGGATGGGTAGAAACTAATGGGTAAAGCAAGTGGATCAACAGAAAGAAGAGTTTGTCATTGTGGCAAGCTGACTAGAAATGCTGGATTAAATAGAAATGGGCAAAAGGTTTACGGAGTTCTTTGTGTTGGTTGTCACAAGTCCTACAAGTACACCAAGAAGAAGTACTGTGAAGCTCCAGGTTGTACATTTGTGCCAGTACATGGCGTACAACTTGAGGTTGACCACATAGACGGCAATAAACGTAATAACGATGAATCAAACCTTCAAACATTGTGTTGCAATTGCCATAGACTAAAAACATACGCTAATAACGAATGGGAGACAAGATATGTACAGATGTCCTAGTTGTAAAGAATTAAAACCAGAATCAGAATATCACAGATCTTCAACGGTAAAAAGAGGATTTCAATACTATTGTAAGCCTTGTCAAAACACTAAAAGTGAAGCAAAACGCCAAGACAGAATAAGGAATGGTCCAACAGTCATTAGAACTTCTAAGGTTTGTGCTAAATGTAATAATCAAAAACCAATATCACAATTTGGCAAGTACAAAAGTGCTGCTGATGGACATGTAAGTTATTGCAAACCATGTTGGGTAAAGATTACTCAAAAAGCTCAAGCAAAACAAAGAAAGATCTGATATACTTATACTACTTGTTTCTTGTTGCCAGACAGTTACAGGTCTACTCACGAATAGGGTGAGAGAGTTTCTAGTCACCTCTTTAATCTCTCTCACCTTATTTCAATGATACAATTGCAATGATGCACAAACTAGGTAAAAATCGGACGGTATAGAGAAGATATGACACTATTCCCCTCAGCAGGAGAACTAGACTATAGAGAAGGAAACTTATCCTTTGTGTTGACATTCTTTGATAGCAAAACAACTACTGAGATGAAGCTTGATATTGGATTAGATGATAATTTGATACAAATGATAGAAGGTTTGTTACATCAAGAGGAGGAGGTTTAAGATGATATATATGCCTACATGCTACCAGAGATGCGTCGTAATGTCAAACATTCAAACCTTCAAACCTTTATATATACAAACCTTATTTGGAGGATATTATGGGATATAGAACATTTACTGAAGAACAAATAACAGAATTTATAGAGACAGCCAAAGAAATGGGTATAGGCCCAACACTTAGATATCTCCAATACCCAAAGAGTTATCATACAGCCAAGAAGTGGTTTGTTGAAAGAGGTTTGGACATGCCTACTATTGATACCCTGGCAAAAATGGCGGGGGACCTAAGAGTATTCTATACTGATAAAGAAAAGCTAATAGCAGCTCAAGCAGTATTAGATAGATGTGTAGAAGCCCTAATGCAAGATGTACTTGATAGCGATGGTTTGAATAAGTTAGCAAATGCTGTACATAAGGCTATACAAACAATTAATCTTATTGAAGGCAAGTCTACTGTTATTAATGAGAATAGACAGAAAGATGGACAAGACTTGGCTATCATTGATCTATTGAATGAAGCAAAGGCTCGTAATGAGGTTTTAAGAAATAAAGGTTTGAAAGATATAGAGGTTTGAGGTTTGGATAAAGAATTGTTTGGAGAAGGCGGGGTACCCAAGATGAAAAAGTTTTTCTTTATGTTTTTTTTGCTGTCTGCAAACAATATTTCCCACATATCCAAATATGAGGTGATCTTATAATGTCTCCAGAAGTAATATCAGCAATAGGTGTAATAATTTTAGGCATTACAGGAGGATTCTTTGGAATGATGAGATATATGATTAAAACCTTGTCAGAACTTAGACCCAATTCTGGTTCAAGCATAAAAGACAAAGTTGAGATTAATAGTCAAAGATTAGAAAAAATTGAAGAACGAGTAGACAATATATATAATATTTTGGCGGAAAGGAAGTAATGCTAGCAACTGACATTTTAGAAAACATTCCTTTGGAATTATTATCATTTTCTGATGGGCGTAGGGAACTAACTAAGTATGACCCTATGCTTTTTGCCCTAACATATCTTCCTCACCACTTAATGAACCCTCACGGAGAAATAACATTATCTGAGTTTCATACTGACTTGGCAGAATATGGCAAATCTTGGATTCATAAGCCACAAAACCCAAAGGAGAACAGAGATGCTTTTATTGCCCCCAGAGAATGTGGAAAGTCAACCTGGATCTTCCTTATTTTACCTATGTGGGCTGCTGCTCATGGTCATGTTAAATTTATCGCAGCGTTTTCCGATGCTGCTTCCCAGGCTGAAACACACCTTATGTCATTTAAAAACGAATTGGAAACAAATGAATATCTTATTGAGGACTATCCAGCACTTTGCAAGCCTAAGATCGTGGCTTCGTCAGGTCGTGCCATGGCATCTAATTCCTGGCGTATTATTCAAAGCAATGATTTTATATTTGATGCTAATGGTATTGATACTAACTCTTTAGGTAAAAAGGTTTTTGGCCAGCGTCCAGACTTAATCATCCTTGATGATATTGAAAAGGGTGAAAAGAACTACTCTGAGTATCAGGCTGGACAACAGAAAAACACTGTCTTTGATGATATTGCTCCTATGAACATCTATGCCCGTATGATTTTTGTAGGAACTACTACTATGCCTAACTCTGTTATGGATCAATTTAGAAAATACGGAGAAGGCTATGATGATCCTGAGTTATCTTGGGTTAAAGACCAGAATGTAAATGTTCATTACTATCCAGCAATTATGCCTAATGACGATGGCTCAGAACGCTCTGTTTGGCCTGAAAAATGGCCTATTAGTTGGCTTGAGTCACAGCGACACCTTCGTGATTTTGCTAAGAACTACATGAATCGTCCAATCAATACTGATGGAACATTTTGGACTAATGAAGATATTATTATTGAAGAGATTGAAGATTATGGAAACACTATTATCTCTGTTGACCCAGCTGTAACTAAAGGAAAGATTTCTGACTACACAGGACTTGCTGTTTTGTCTAGGGGTATAGATCCTTTAGGAAAACCAATTATTTATGTAAGACACGCAGAACAAGTTAAAATGTCTCCGTCAGAAATTTCTGATAGAGTAGAATACCTAGTGGAGAAATTTGATGTCGGAGTTCTCTATGTGGAAGTAAATCAAGGTGGTGACCTTTGGAAAGATGTATTTAAAAAGGTTAGTGCCAAATACCGTTCAAAATCTCAGCATTTATCTAAGCAGATTCGTGCTGGCAAGGCTTTGAACTTTTATCAACAAGGAAAAGTAAGGCATACTGGACATTTTCCTGTGTTGGAAGAACAAATGTGGTCTTTTCCAAAAGTATCGCATGAGGATGTATTGGATGCTGTTGTTTCTGGCATTTTGTACTTTTTAGATAACAAAGCAGTAAAAGTAGAAACAAAACAAATAAATTATTTAAGGAGACAACATGTCTGATATTAAAAAGGCTATTGATACAATAATTGATAGAAGAAACACATATTTAGTTGCTGAGGAATACTACGAGGGTACGAATTTAGAGGTTTTCTCTAATAATCGTTGGCTTCAGGTATTAGGAAGTGCTAGAAACAACTTTAGATTTAACTTTGCTAGAACTGTAGTAGATTCAGTTCTTAATCGCTTAGAGGTTGCTAATATAACAGCAAACACTGAGGAAGCAAACAACAAGATTAATGATATCTGGAGAATGAATGATTTGCAGATTGATGCAGATGAAATTCACCGCCGTGCATTAGTTTATGGCGATTGCTACGCAATTGTTTGGACAGATGTAGATGGAAATGTTACTGTTGACTACAATTCACCATTAACAACTGTAATGATCTATGATGATGAGAATCCTCGCATTAAAAGATTTGCTGCAAAATTGTGGCAATCAGAGGATCCTATGGATCACACAAAGAAAACATCACATCTAAACATGTATTACGCAGATCGTATTGAAAAATATATAATGCCAGGGGAAGTTATCAATATTGTTTCTTCTAATGGCTTCTTACCAGTTTCTGTAGTAGAAAACCCATGGGGAGAAGTTCCAGCATTCCATTTCCGTACATCTAAGCAATACGGAAGACCAGAGCACACTGATGCTTATGGTCCACAAGATGCAATCAACAAGATGATGTCAACTCACATGATTACTGTTGATTATCAAGGAGCACCACAGCGTTATGCTCTTGGTGGTTCAGGAAACTCTTCAGAATTTGAAGATTTTGATGAAACAGCAACAGATACAGAAAACTTAAAATCATTGAAGAATGGCCCAGGAGAACTTTGGTATCTAAAGGGTATTGATAAGGTTGGAGAATTTGCTCCAGCAGATCACAAAGTATTTACAGAACCAATCAAAGACTTTGTTCGTGCAATGGCTTCTATTACAAATACTCCACTTCACTACTTTGAGAAGACTGGAAGCGTTCCTTCTGGAGAATCACTTAGAACTGCAGAAGCACCACTTATTGCTAAAGTAAAAGATCGTCAGATTACTTTTGGCTCAACTTGGACTGATATGTTTAGATTTATTCTAAAAATGGAAAACTCCACAGAACCAAATGTTCAAATCAGATGGAAAGACATTGAGAGCATGGATAGCATTGATGCTTGGGAAGTTGCTGTTAAGAAAAGAGTTGTAGGTGTATCTCTTGAGCAAGTTCTTGTTGAAATGGGTTATGATTTAGAAGTTGCAAAAGAAATAGCAGCAGTTGAAGAATCACTAACTAGTTTATCTCAAAACACAAACACCAACAATGTAATGATGGAAGCCACGGGAGGCGAAATTGGAAACTAACGAAACAACAGATGTAGCACCAGAAGTAACTATTGATGATCCAAAAGCAGTACTTGCTGCTCTTGATCGTGCTAAAACTGATGCTAAAAAGTTCAGGGAAGAGAAAGAAAAACTTGAAATTGACTTAAATAGCAGAGACCAGAAGATAGCAGAGTTTAGTGGAAGACTTTTACATGAAAAAGTTTTGCAAAAGATTTCTGAACAAGGCATGAAGGATGGAAGAAGGCTTCTTAAATTTATGGACTTGACAAAGTTAGAGTTTGATGAAAACCTTGAAGTTAAAGGATTTGACGAACAATTTTCTCAACTAAGAGAAGATTTGCCAGAAATCTTTGATGCTAAACTTCGTGTTGGTGGTCAAGCAGATACAGCAGTAAAAGCAAGTGTTAGCACTCAATATAGTGCAACTCAGTTGCAAGCTGCTAAAATATTAGGAAAATTATAGCAATTAAATGCTATAATAGACCTATGCTAGGTGATTGGACGATTACCTTTGCTCATAGGATGAATTAGACAATTCAAAACTTACAACTTAATAAAAATAACCTATCTTAAAAGGAGATAAAAATGACAATTAGTCGCACAGACCTAACAGAGGCAAACGGCTACATCCTAGAAGAGCAAGGGTCAACTGTAATCCAGGACCTTATTGCGAACTCTGCTGTAGAGCGTTTCGCCCGTCGTGAAGCAATGGCTTCCCGTACAAAGTCAGTACCTCGTTTTGTTGGAGATGCACCAGAAGTAGTCGCTGAAGGCGATGAGATTCCAGCATCAAACCCAACTCTTGACGAAGTAGTATTGACAGCAAAGAAGTATGCACAATTGATGCACATTTCAGAAGAAGATGTAAACGATTCACTCGTTGACACACTTTCAGTTTACAAGAGCGAGTGGGCTTCACGCTTTGCTCGTAAGTTTGACAACGCAACACTTGGAGTCTCAGGAGTTGTAGATGGTACAGATGCTGTTCCTTATCTATCACTTTACTCAGCAATTGACTGGAACACAAATCGTATCCAGACTGGTGGAGCAATGTCATACGATGATCTAAACAATGCACTTGGTATTGTTGAAGATTCAACAAAATTTGATGCTGCAAACACAGTATGGATGGCTCACCCAAAGATGCTTAAGGAAATTCGTGGAATGGTCAAGGGTAACTCTGACCTAGTTCTACCAGATCCACTAGCAGGAACACCAGGAAGCCTATTTGGTTATCCATTGGTAGTTTCATACGGTGCAGCAGTTTCAGAAGCAGCAACAGATACACCAACAGGTAACCCACTTCTTATCGTAGGTAACCGTCAGATGCTTATCAATGGTGTCCGTGGTGGAGTAGAATCAGTTGTTTCTCGTGATGCAGAATTCGCTCGTGATGGCGTAGTCTTGAAGACTCGTGTTCGTCGTGGATTCGCAGTTGCAGATGCAGACGCATTCGCAATCGTTGAGAAGACAGGAGCGTAATCCATATGCCATCAAAACTATACGGACAGTTCCTATCACAAGCACTAAATAAGGAAATTGACTGGGATACAGACACAATCAAGGTGGCTCTTCTCACAAACTCCTACACACCAGACCAGGATGCACACAACTATCTAGATGATGTTGTTACAAACGAAGTTACTGGTACAGGATACACAGCAGGTGGAAACACTCTTGCTAACAAGACCAATACATACAACTCTGCAACAAATGTAATCACACTTGATGCTGATGATACAACTTGGTCTTCTTCAACAATTACTGCTCGTTATGCAGTCATCTACGATGCCTCACCTGCAACTAACGCAACTCGTCCACTAATTGGATATGTTGACTTTGGTTCAGATCAGTCATCTTCAAACGGTAATTTCACAATTACTTGGGATGCTACAGGTATCGTAAGGATCACAGTAGCATAATGAACGCTAGAGTAGAAGCAGGTCCACTTATTGTTGGACTTATCGCAAATATAGTTGAGCCTACCGTCAAGGTAGAACTTAAGGCCGTCCATGTCCTTACTCTTTGCTCAACTTGGACCTGCTTCTCTCTGCCTACTCCATCAATTAATGGACACAGCCTTTCAGGGATTAATCCAGAACTATTATTGACAGGAGGAATGGCTACGCTGTAATGGCGTAGTCTTTTTTTATGGCATCAGCATTAAATACCAAGATTAATAGTTACGCACTTGAGCGTGGGATTGAGTTTGATCAATCATTTACAACAACTCCAATTCGTACTGGAACAAATCCATTAATTAATGCTTACACACAAAACAGCACATCAAGTATTGTTTATGAATCAACAGTAGGTCCAGTTGGTGGTGCTGGTTCATGGAATTATCAATGGAGCACAACTAGTGGAACTAACTCATATTTTAGAGCACCAGCATCATCAACAAATGAATTATTAGGAGTTAATGATCAAGACTATTCTGTAGGAGTTTGGTTTAAGTTAAATGATCTTCCAACTGGAATATCAACTGCTGCTGCTAGCCTGTTTCAGATAACATCTAACTCAACTGGTTTTTTAATATCAATAAGTGGATCCACGGCTAGCACCCCATCTAAACTTAATATGTCAATTGCTGGAACAACTAGTTTTGGTGATCAACCTAATAGTCTTACAGCAAATACTTGGTATTATTTAGCAGTTAGAAGAAAAAGCAATGTTATTACTGTTTATTTAAACAATTCTGTAATATGGACAACTAGTCACACTGGAACATCAATCGCTTCCACTTGGATGATTGGCGACACATCAGCAAGAGCATTTAATGGTTCATATAATGCTTCAAATTATTATTTAACAACAGCAGATGAAATTGATGCAACTGCTATATCTGAAATTTGGACTGCAGGATCTGGTGGTGGAACAAACATATCAATAACAGAAACACCAGCCACAGCAGATGCAATGTTTGCTGAACCAACAATTATTGTTGTAACTCCAGACTACACACAAATCACAACATCTATTGTTGCATCTGCTATTTTCCCAGATGATATATCCATTATTGGTAATGTAAATATAAATAACATAGTTACAGAAGTTTTGACGGCAGATGCTGAATTAATTAACAACGTAATTATATCTACTGGAACTGACGAAAGTTTTAGTGCTGCAGAGTTTACCGCTACTGCAGAACTTGTAGAACCAGTATTTCCACGACCACCAATGACAGCATCAGCAACTATGCCAGACCCAATAATTACTATTCCACAAAGTTATTATAAACTTGTAAAAGACTTGAATCCTTTATTTTATACAAATCTTGATGCATCAACAATTACAAACTTTGGCTCTTGGACTGGAGTTAGCTATGTTGTTGGTTCAACAGTTACAAAAAATCTACCATCTACTGGAGACATGGCCCTAATTGGTGCTGGAAAATCATGGAGATTTACAGGAAATACTTCTGCAAATAATAACAGATTAGAAATTATTCCATCAAGCCCAACAACAACAATTAGAGATTTAATTTTATCAAAAAACTATGCCATTGAATATTGGACTAAGATAACTAATGACATTACTGGTGTTTATAGTGGAACAAGATTTGACATTGGAAACATTGATTTTAAGATTGATGGAGAAATAATAACCTTTACTCAAAATGCCATGACAAATGGTTTTACTGGAAGTTTTAATAATCTAACTCCAATTAATGGAAACTTTTATTCTACATCATTTCAAAGCAATTTAATTAAATTAAATGATTGGAATCATGTTGCTATAACTATAAATCAAAATGTTTTATCAATTTGGGTTAATGGTTCATTATTGTTAAATTCTAGTAGAATAATAGATACAGGTGCAGTTAATGCTGCAAGCGTTAATTACACTGAGGCAATACTTTATGATGGGTTTGACACAAATGACGGCGGATCTTATATTGATGAAATAGCAATATATGGTCAATACTTAACAAATTCTGAAATAATTGATCATTATTCATTTATTAATAATCAATCACCAGATAGAAATATTACATCAAGTTTATTTCAAGCCTCTTCTATTTCTGGAGAACATAATTTTATTGTTAACTCAAACGCAATTATTTTTGATTTAGGAGTAACTGCATCTGCAATTATTGTTGACCCTAATATAGTTGCTGAAAAATTAATTAATTTTAATGCAACATTCTTAACTGCTTCTGCTGAAAATACTGATGTTAATGTTTATTATGGTTGGACAATTGTTGCAACTCCAATCATTGCTTACTCAGAGCTTATAAATGCTTACAGGCTTAGTGATTTATATTCAGCATATGTACAGGCAAACATTGCTCCATATCGTTATGTTACTTTTGATGGTGATAATCCTTATTTAGATTATGGAACAGATAACGGTTATTCAGTAGTTCCAACAGTAGTTAATGGAACAATTGTTAATCCAGATCTTGGAATAAATGGAAAATCTGCTTTGACAGCAGGAACAAGTTATATTACTGATGGTGTTATTCTTAAAGAATCTGAGTGGAATGATTCTTGGGGAACTGGACAAAACTCTTATCACTCAGCATTTTGGTTTCAACGAGCACAAGATGATAATTCAACAACAGGACTTAGAGTTCTTTGGAATCTTAATGGATATAAAGATAATCAACATGTAGTTTTGTATCAGTATCAAAACAAATTGCATATGCAGTTTAACAATGGATCAGGTACTTGGATTGAGCAAGATACTGAAACATTAGATTTATTTGATTATCAGCGTCACTTTGTAGTTATTGAATTTGATCACACAAATACAAATAACAATACAGTTAGACTTTATGTTGATGCAGTCCTTGAGATGACAGTTGATCTTGGTGCATATACTGGAACAACAACCAATGAAACAACTGCTGATTCTGGACCAAATGATGAACTAAACAATCATCCAAGGCTTTCTGTTGGTTGCTTGATTACCCCATTTGCATCTACTGCACTTCCAGTTGTGCCTGCAAATACTAAATTAATTATTGATGAAATTTACTGGGATAAAAATGCAATTACTGAAACACAAGTAACAAGCTTGTTTAACATAATGCCAGATAAAGATAACAGCAACTATATATCTGATCCATTTTTAGCTTCAAGTGAACTGGTAATGCCTGCAACAACTACTTCGTCTGTTCTTCTTGTAGTGCCATTTACAGCCCTTGTGGAGCTTTTAGAACCACTAATAACTGCTGATCGTGAAGTAATAACAAGTGCAGATGCTATGATTGCTACAGCCAATTTTGAAGATGCTGTTGTTTTTGAAGATAAAATAATTGCTTCTGATGTTTTTGTTGCAACTGCAACTTTTAATGATGCGGGAGTAATAATTACTATTCCTGCTCAGCCAATGACATTAACAGCAACACTGATTGAAGCAAGTCTTGTAAATGGAGTTTCAATAAGGCGTGGACTTACTCCTTATGTTAAATATCTAAGAAATAGTAATTTTTCAAGAATAAGTATTCCAAGATTAAGAGAGGTTAAATAATGAAAGAATTTGAATATAAATATATTAATGGGCTTGAGAGTGAAGATACTCCAGAACAATTAGACTCGTTTGAACTATCTAGATTATACGGAATGTATGACAGATACATTTTTGATTTTTCTCAAGACTTGATTGATGTTGGTGTTTCTGGTCTTCAAAGAAATGACTGGGGATGGGCAAATCTTGCTATCTTTAATAATGAAGTTTGGGATGTCTATAACAATATTGCTGGTTCAGCAAGACTTCATTATAAAAACAATAGTGATTTATCTATTGTTAAACCAAATTATAGTACAGAGCCAACAATTTTAAATAATGGAAACGAAATTCCTTTTTGGAACGAAGATGCAATAATATATTTAGACGAAAGAAATGCCACAACATATGGTTCAGGATTGGCACCAAATAATTTAAAGAATTTTAGATCTGGATATTTAGAACTAACATTAAAAACAGATAAAGATAATTGCGTAGTTGCTTACGGATCAAAATATTTTACATCTAACGGAGAATCTCTTTCTGCTGGAAGAAGAGCATCAAGTGGTGAGCATGCAGCAATAGATGAAAACAATATGGTA